AACGAGCTTGCTTTACCCCAGACAGAGTGTGGTCCCCGAGGGCCAGGTCCCCCGTCATGGCCCTGACGCCGGTCAGTGGCAGATACCCTGGGTGGTCGTCGTCAGCGAGCCCTGCGAGGTCACCGTGGTCCAGCGTGCCCGTATGTTCAGCGCCGTCAATGGCGTGTGGCGAGGATGCCGCCCCAGCCTGCCCCGCCGTCACTCCATGCGGATTATCAGTGCGAACGTCGTGGTCACCATCCGTCACGAGGTCAATCTCGGTCTTGTTCGTGTGAGCGTGATGGTCGTCGGCCTCTACCCCAGACAGTGCGGAGTGAGCAAGCGACCCCGTATGGTCAGACCCGTCGATAGCGTGAGCCTGGTCGTGGTGCTGGTCCGCAGTAACGTCACCAAGGCTGTCGTGATCGATGGCTCCGAGGCCAATCTGGAGGTCTTCGTCACCACCAGGGTTGACCTCGGTGAGCGTGATGGGTGCCGCTGCCGTGAGCTTCTCGGTGAGGAAGCCAGCCACAGTGTCGTCGCCGCTGACCTTGACCTTCTCGTCGTTTCCAGATGAACCACCGGCCGTGATGTCCACCCAAGCGATTGGAGAGTGATTCGTCAGCAGCCACCACGTCCTGTCGGACTCCTGGTACGCCGACTTCCCAACGTCCGCCGCAGCGAAGCCGGTCGCCGCCAATCGCGCTGTCTGGTCCGCGTAGGTCCAGGCGTGCATGACATGCTGATCGGTGCCCGTGATGTTCTTGTGCAAGCCCATGCTCTACTCCACCGTCGTGACGTCGCCATCTCCAGTGTAGACGAGCGACCCCGACTCCTCCAGAAGCACCTTCGACGCCTGATCTCCGAACATTAGGTTCCCTGCCCCGTCACGCTCCAAGTAGACGTCGGTGTCCTTCTCCGTCTCGGTCTGGAGAGCCTGCCGCCCGACGAGCCCGTTGTACGACGGGAGGGGAATCCCTTGGTGGTCGGCGACCACAGTGTCGAGAGTCGCCTGGTCCCCCGGAGACAGCGGGTCATCGAACGTGATGGTGCACGTATCCCTGGCCGGAGCCCCTATCCACGAGGTCACGAGGGATACAAACGCGGCCGAGGTGATCGGAGGCACCGCGCCCGCAATCTCCTGCTCCAAGGCGTCAAGAGCGACAATCTGGTTCGGGAAGTCGTTGAGCACGTCGTACTCGTAGGGGGTGTCGGCCATCTACTTTAGCCTCCACCACGCGATCCGAGTGCCCCGGATCGTTGCGCTGCCACCACCTCCCGCCTTTCGCCACTGAAGCGAAAGGGTGTGAGAGCCGGAGACATTCGCTTCGATGAAAAACGGTGTGAATGACGCTTCACCATTCGCGACACCTGGCTTGACGAGAACGGCCCCTCGGTCGCTCCCATCGAAAAGAAGCTGAGAGGCAACCTCAGTTCCGACCACCGACCCAACGACCACGGCAACCGCGATCCCGAAATAGTCGCCCAGCGGCAGCGGGTCCGTGTTCAACGTCAGCTTGGTTTGCCAGGATGTACTCGAAGTGGTCGAAGGGGTGTTATCCACCTCGTAGTGGAGTTCCGAGCCGAAGTAGCCGCCAGGGTTGAGTTTGTCCCATACCCACGGCAGGGACATAGCGGACTGAACGTAGGGCGTCTCCACACCCACAGCCCGGACCATCGTGGCAGTCCCCTGCCTCGGAGTCGTAAACCACCACGCGGTGCCGTCCCACTCCGCGATCTCGCCCTCATGCCCGACGAACGCCCCGGCAGGGGTCGGGCCGACGATGAGACGGTACCCTGTGATTGGACCGGCGGGCGGCGTGTCCACGAACACGTCGTCCACCTCGGTCTGCCAGATGGAATTCGGGGTCTCTCCAATAGGCCGAGTTACACCGTGCAGGAGGGTGAGAAGGCCCTTGTTCTGGACGAACTGCGTAGTTCTCTCTTCTGTTGGGTCGGAGGGCTGCTCCTCCCAGATGATCGCTTCATCGATCCTTGGCCCATCATAGGCATCCGGGGTGCGGCCCATCCTATCCCTTCTTCGACGACCCCTTCTTTGGGGTCGGCTTCCTCTTCGGCCGCTTCTTCGGAGCTTTCGCCGCCGATTTCTTCACCGGGGGCTTGGTCCCCTTGGAAGCGGGCTCGGAAGTAGCTTCCGCCTCTACAACTTCGGCTGCTTCCTCGTCCTCGCGCTGGTGTTTCAGGGAAGGAGGGGCCTCACGATTCGTGGCCTCCTCGATCGAGACCTCTCCGGACTCGATCTGTCGTTGTAGCTCGGCCAGCTTCTTGACCTCGCCCTCCCCCATGTTCTTGACGACCTCCTCGGCCGCCTGAAGCCCCTTCGCTCGGCCGTTCGCGACCGTCCGGGCAACTTCCGCTGTCGTGGCCAAGTTGTCGAGGACACCTACAGCACGTTTGATGAACCTCTTTATGAACTCCTCGACCTTCTTCGGGTCTTTCATGTCCGACGCAGACAGCTTCCCCTCTTCGAGGTCTTTGTCCACGTGGAGCCCGAGGTCCCCGACGCGCCGAGCCGCGAGTTTGAGAGCGTCCCTGGCCCCTTCCTGACGAAGCTGGTCCTTCTCAGCCGCTCTCACCATCTCCGAGTACTGCGACCCTAGCGTCTTCGCCAGGTCCACCTTCACCATGGATTTCCCAACATTCATCCGAGTTACTCACCTTTCGTCCGTTGGAAGATCAGAAAACTATCACGGAACCGGGTCGCCCCACACGAGCATCGTGATGACGTCGGGTCGGACGCCAGCCCGGAACTTCAGTTCGTACTCCGCGTAGAAACAGCCGAACTGGCGCTCCACTGCCACTGCGCTCGGGTAGACGTCGTGGTTGGCAGCCGCGTCCGCGCCATTGCGCTGGAGGAGACCGTTGATGAAGATGTCCACGTCGTCCACGAACGTGAGCGCCCTGTAGTCACACAGGTCCGCCGAGATATTCGCAGCACCAGGACCGCTCGCACCCTCGATCAGCGTGTTGGACCCGATGTCCGCCACGATCACATGCGCCACAGCCTTGCAACGAGTCGTCCCGCTGCCAGCCGCTTGCACGATGGCGTTGAGCAGGCTCACCTCGCCGAACTCAGCCTCGAAGGCATCCCACTCTGCCGTGGTCTCGGAGAGTTTGATACCGTCCGTCTGAGCCCACGTGGAACCCGTCTGGTTCCCGTCGTCCAGGTACATCTCGTTCGCGGCCTGGAGATGCAGGTCGTCCGCGCCCGTGGTCTCGACGTGCCCCGCCGTCACACCGATGTGGATCGGCGTTCCGCCCGTGTCCACCTTCAGTTCGTTGGCGAAGTCGCTCGTGACAGCATCGTTGTCGAAGACATCGACATCAGTCCCGAACTCGATCTCCGAGGTGCCTCCGGCCGACCCCTCGATGACTCGGAAAAGGATCGCCTCCAAATCGTCCCTGATCGCCCAGGTGAGCCCAGCCCCCTCCAGATCGAGGTAGGCGTGGGTGATGAGGTCGACCGGGATGACCCCCTGATTGTCGTAGACCGCTTGCCGGTTCGTGGTCGCGGCTCCGGCGTCGATGAAGTCGTCACCGAGCCAAGCGTGCTCCGGCATGTCATCGAAGGCGTATCGCTCGACGGCGGAGTAGTCGATGCTCTGGCCACCGATGTACTGAGCGTCTGCGAGAATGAGATTGTCGTTGGTCGCGTTGTGCACGACGAACGAAAGCTGCACCCTGTTCGGGGTGATGAGCGTGATCGTCGTACCGTCGGCCGCGAACTCGGATTGAATCAGCGCGTGGATCTCTCGGCCTGTGGCATCCAAGATGGCGTCGCCTGTCGCAGTGTCCGCGATCTTACAGAGGTTCTTGGGGGTCATGGCGTCCCCACCCGCAACCTCCGTGTCCGTCGCCTTGCCGAATGTAGCTACAACAGCCGCGACAACCGTACCCCGAGTCGTGACTGCTCCGACAGCCGCCGTGGTGTTGCCGGGAAGCTCGTTCGCCCCACCGTCGAGAATCACCACGTCTCCAGCGCCACCCGTCAAGGTCGCAGCGCCCCAGATCGAGAGCACGTCCACGATGGTTTCCGTGGTGGCGATGAGATTGCCCACGGTTCCGAATGCCTTGGCCGTTGCATCCAGGGAAGTACCGGCACCGTTCGCTGCCGCTACAGTGGGGTGGAGCGTCGTGGCGGCGGCATAGTCCACACCAGCCACCCCCGACAGCATGATGGCCTTGACGAGGTTGTCCCTCGCAGCCGTGGCGCTCACACCAATGAACACGTCCCCATCAACCGCTCCAACAGGCGACGTGAACGTGTAGACCTTGGAGTCGATGGTGACCGTCTCACCAGCGCCGGGAGTCGAGTTGATCAGGAGATTGCCCGTCGCCTTGACGGCGGCCGGGACCGTGACGTCCGCACCCACGACCTGACGCCGCCGCAGGATGCGCTTGCGCTCCAACTCGTGGAGGTCCAAGTTGACGTTGTCCACGCCCCGCTTGACCTCACCCTCGCCCGTGAAGGTGGCTGGCACAGCCAGGTCGTCGTACCAGTTGCCGGTCTGGACGTCCTTCAGGTTGCTCACCTGCGAACGCAGGTTGTTGAAGTCGTCCTCCGCGTTGGCCGTGTTCGTCTCGAAGTTCGCGAGCGAGGGCGCTACGGTGTCGTCATAGACCTCAGATGGTTGGACTTGCTCGTCTTGCCGAATTGCTGTGCGAGTCATGTACCCTCTCCTCCCCCGCAGCGGAATGGTCGAAAACTTGACTCAGTGTACCACCACGATAGCGAGCAACGCTACTCGATCACCTTGAAATTCATTAGCAATCACGCGACTATGTGGTAGCGACCTCTGTGGTGATCGTGGTGGTACCGAGGGTGATGACCTCGCTGTCCGAGATAATCAGGTTCCCGTCAGCGTCGAGCCCTGTGATCGAGATCGTAACCCCGTCCGACTCCAAGTGCCCGTCGATCCTTGCGTTTATGAAAGCGACTCCCTCCACCTCCAGAATCACATCGTCCAGGTCCGACTCGTAGAGAGCGACCCCGAACTTCCGATCCCGAAGCACGCCTTCAATCGCCGCCTCCACTGCGGTCTTCACCACCGACTCGGAGTACCCACTGAAAACGCCGACGCGCGCCCGAATGACAGCCGGGATGAGAGAGTTTTCGCCAGAGGTGACCGCGACCGACTGCGTGACCTCCTTCCGAGCGTCCAGGTAGCTCTGGAGGGAGTCGATGAGCCCGGTCGAAGGGGCCGTATAGAAGCCGCCCTTGTCCCGGGACAGGATGGGCACCGTCACGAGGTTCGCCTTGCAGTCGGACGCCAGCACCCTGTCGAGGTGCGCGTTGATCTCCGTGATGGACGTATCCACAAGATCTAGCAGATCGGCATTGTCCGTGTCGATGCTGTCGATCTCGGCACGAATGACGAGCCCCTGCGTGACGAGAACCGCCAATTCGTTCACGACGTCATTCAGGTACGTGTCGGGCGTCACACCGTCAGTCCCTATGAGACCCACCGATGTGAGGATCGCGTTCGACTCCTCCACCACGGTATCAGCCGAGGCCCCAGCACTGGCCGCTGCCCCGCCTATGGTGCCCGCCTCGTCGTCGATCAAGTTGAACTGCTGATTGATGGCCGTTTTCTCTGGGGCAGAAGCCCCGGAGGCGTTCACGAGAACTACGCCCGCTGCCACGTAGGCCGCGATGTCCCCTGAATCAACAGCAATCTCTCCAGTGTTGTTCTTGATCGCCCTAGCAGCGGCAAGAGCGGCAGTCGCGCTCGTCTCGATCTTAGCCGTCTCGGTCGCGACTTTCACCTCCGCCGTTCCGAGCGCCAGAAGAGCCACATCGGCCGCATCCATCGCCACCGTGAGGTTGGTCACCGACAGCGCGAGGGCCGTGTTCAAGCCCAACACGCCGTTCAAGATGTCCGTCAGGTAGTTCTGGACCGTGAGGTCCCCACCAGCCGTCCTAGAAGAGATTGCCTTGGCCACAGCTACCCGGCCAAAGAGCGGGTCCGCATAGGAACCTGAGAGCCCGGAGTAGTCCTCCCCCGTCACGGCCTTGCCTGCCGACTTCCACACCTGCGGGGCGAACGCCTTGGCACTGGCCAACGTCTCCCGGTCATCTCCGCCAGAAGAACCTTCCGGATTGCTGATCGTGAGCGGGATCTCCGTGAACGCTACGACGAGCCCAGTCGCCTCCTCCTGGATCGTGCCGGACGATACCTGCCCTGCCTTCCCCCGAGAGGCTACGTAGGTCACCTCGATCGACGCTCCGGCCGTTGGGATGTTTCCAGCGATGCCGTCCCCGAAGCGCAGAGTAGAGGGCTCGTCGTTGAACCCGACCTCGAACTGATCCGTGGCCCCGTATTCCAAAAGGTCCACAACATCCCAGGCAGCCCCGTCTACTGTGACCTCCACCGTGCCCTGGACGACAAACTTATCGTCTGGGACCTGACGTAGCTCGAACACCTGTACCGGAGTGCCGTCCGAGACAAAGTTCTCCGCCAAGGTCTCGCCCTCGTAGGCCGGGATGAACTTGAAGTTCCCGATCCCCTGCTCTGCGATCGTGAAGAGTACCTCCTCGGCTGCCTCGAAAATGAGACCGTCCGGCCCGTTGAACTGGAACCGAGCCGGAACCGACACATTGAACGAGAAGACCTCGTTCACCGTAGTTTTGATGTCCACAGACGACGCCACAGCGCCACCCATCTTGTACCCGAGTTGCCGGCTCGTGCGCGACACGCTCTTGCGCGTCCTAGCAGTCGCGAGGTACGTGTCCGTGGCCCGGCGATCGAGGTAGAAGCTGAGTGTGTCCAGTCCGTAGGCCGTCAGGTCCAACAGCATGATGCCGAGACTGGAGATTGCGAAGTCGTTGAAGTCGGCCGCGTACTTCACCTGCAACCGGGCCAAGAGATCGTCATTGTGGGTGTCGAAGTCGAGCCCAGCGTACCGAGCGCGGTTCAAAGACCCTAGTGCGAGTTCTGCCATAGCTAACCTCTCACGGAAGCGGGATCGCGATTGTAGCGGCGCCTGCCTTCCGAGTCGCAAGCACAATGTACACGATCGTCAATATGACCTCGTCCCCACGCTGCTCGACCACCAGGTCCGACATCTGAATCCTCGGCTCGAACTTCGCTATTGCACCCTGGACCTCCGCCCGGAGGAGATTACTGAGCGCCTCGTTGTTGTTCTCGAAGACGAACGTCATGGCGTTGGTCCCGAAGGTCGGGCGCATGATGCGCTCTCCGTTCATCGTCATGACCAACTGAAGCAGCGAGTCCCGGATGAGGTCGTCGTTGGTCGCCCCATCTGGGAAGGAGGTTCCGCCCTTCTGGAACGGGAACCTGATCCCGTTGTATACGATCGGAGCAGCCATTAGAACACCGTGCACGTGTTGGTTATGGGCAACGGTCCACCACTCCCGCCGGGTGTTGTGTCGAGCCCTGTGATGAGCACCGTCACCGCGCTTTTCGTCGCTCCGTCCATCGCCTCCGCCAATTGCCTCGCTTTCAACTGCGCCGTGCCACGCCACGTCGAAACGATCGGCAAGATTGCAGAGTACATCACTCCCGGCGTCACTGAGAGCACCAGCGAAGTCGTCTCCGAAGCAAATATAGTCGTCCCGCCTACGCTCGGACAGGGAGGGACAGGAGGAGGCACCACAAGGATCGGAAACGTCACTCCGGTCCAGTACGCAACAAAAGCCGCTTCGATCCGCCTAGCGAACTGCTGGGCCGTCTTGCTGCGCTGAAACGAGAGCGGCGTTCGGAACTTGCTTGAGACCAGATTGTTCGGCTTCTCCCCGGACACGTCTTCCGCGTCCTGTGCGTAGACGTGGTAGACCCGGGCGAGCCTGGCTTCGGCCTGTGGGTGAGTGCTGATATCCCCAGGCACCGTGAACCACGAGATGAACTCGCGATAGAGCTTTCCAGCGTCGAGGCTCATTTCATCCTCATCACCGTAGAGAGGATGTCCGGAGTCGGAGGTGGTACGGCCACCCCTGAAGGCCCCATAGATGTCGGATGCGTGTGAGCGACGGCCCACCTGAACCACGCCGTCCCCTTCACACCTGGCTCTGTCGACGGGCTCGTCGCGCTGCCCCCTAAGTCGATAGAAGGGGACTCGATCCGCGCCCCTGCGGAACTGAGCACGACCTTGTTCCCGCTCTTGTCGGCGACCTCGATCGTGCCCTGCGTGGCGTTCATCTTGATCGTCTGGTTCGGGTTCGCGTTGTCCGTGATCTCGATCGAGCCGTCCGGTGTGAACTTGAGCGACGCCTTGCCACCACCCTGCGTGTTGTCGCCTTCTCCAGCCGTCTTGGTCCGGTCCTGCTTCGCAGCGTCTTCTGCGTTCGCCTTGTTCCAGTGGACCTCGACACGTTCGTCACCGGGAGCGTCGCTGAAGATGAGTTTGTGGCCCATCCTGGTGACCATGCCTCGGATATCAGGGTGGTCCCCTGAGTAGCCGAGGTCTTCGGGTACGTCGGAGGTGTTGTCGCGGCGACCGTACCAGCCGCCAAAGTAGCACTCCGGCCGGCTAGGCTGCCCCTGCGCAAAGGAAACGTACACCGGGTCCCCCACCTCGGGGGGCCAGAAGACCCCTCGGCCGTCCCCGGACCCTTGCATGGCGGCCTTGACCCAGATGTTCGGGGCATGCTCCTGCATGGTGGGTACGTGCACCTTCACGCGCCCCTGCTTCTGAGGATCATCGTTGGCCTCCACGATCCCTCGGTAGATCCCAGGGTACACCCGGTAAAACTCGATCCCGTAGCGAGTGATGTTGTCGAGGATGTCTTCGGCAGTGATGGGCATCTCAGAACCCCCTCGACCCTTGGAGAGGGATCGGAGGTCGAGCGGTGTACCCCTCGCCGACCGCCCTTTGCTGGAGGTCGACTGTGGCCCTCGGACCTGTCGGCTGGCGGCCGGTCCTCACGGGGTCGATATTCGACTGAATGACCAGGTTCGTGGAGTAGCCTCCGACCCCGATCGAATGCGTCAACTCCAAGACGTGGTAGACACGGTTGTCGAAGCGTCTTCCGAGCCCAGCCAGGGCGATAGCGTCACCAGGAAGTACGCCCGGGTCCCCGATGGTTTCAATCTCGCACCGTAGGGTCATCGCCGCGCCAGATGACACCTCCGTCCTGGCTCGATCTACAGCCTCCTCGCTGTCCGTATCGCCGGGAAGGCTCATAGACGCGGCGGGAGCGTCCTCGGTATCACTCGCCTCGATGGTCTGAGCGCCCTCTCCGCCGTCTACCGCCTCCGCCTGCTCCTCCAAGGTCACTGTCGTCTCGGCAGCTACAACAGCGTCGGCATCGACACCCGTTAGCTCTACCCCGCTGTTCATGACGTCTTGATACGTGACGGCGTTCCAGATCGCCTCTGTGTTGCAGGAGAAGGACAGCAAGGGAAGCTCTGCCCCGTAAGCGCCTCCAACTATTCCAGGTGTCCCGCTCGTTCCGTGAAGCTGGCCACCCGGGTAGTGGTAGAGCCGATAGCGCCGAGTAGGGGCCGAAGCTGCGAAGGGCTCCGATCTTCTAGGCATCCACAGGAGCCGCGACGCCGTGCCGTCATCTGTTGGCCCAACGATGTTCATGATGCAGTGAGTCGTCTGAGCAAGCTCCCACAGGGCCAGCCAGTCCGTCCGATTCCCCTGCACGTACTCCGCTGCGGACTCTTTCAATAGCCGGCGTGACTCGGCGTTCGCCAGCGCCGTACTAAAGTCCACCTCCAAGGTGCGCCTGGTCCCTAGCCGTCCGGCTGCCAGCCGACGAATGATGTCCTCCCGGTTCTCGTGGGGCCACCCTGTGACACGCCCACCTTCTAGCTGTGCGCTTTGGCCGAGACCTTGGCCCTTCAGGTTGATCTGCACCTCAACATCGACCGTCACCTCGGGAGCCGTGAGGGCAGCCACAAAAGGCGCCGTGAGGACTGCCCCAGCGTCGCCAGTTCCCCCTGCGTAACCCAGTTGGACTTCGAGCCGGTTAGTCCGGAGACCGTCCGCGAGAGGAGAGTCCAAGAACTTGACCCCATCCTCGAAAGGAGGACTCAGTTGGACAGAGAGTTGCGGGAGACCAGCCAAGCCCAACTGGACCTGGACCTCCTGCACGAAACACAGAGCTTGCAGGTCTTCCTGACCAGGAATGGTAGGCCGCACCGTCTCCGCCCCGCCAACGTTCGTCCACAGGGGATACGCATCCCCGTTGGGGAGCACGATCCGGGCTGCCACAAATGGCGCTGAAAAGTCGTAGGCCGCCACGTTGCTACCTCTGCACTGTCGCTTTCTTGAAGAGCACCTGCGTGACGTAGCGAGGGGAGGGTATGCGGATGTCATCCCCTACGTTCAACGCCGTGGGTAGCTCCTCCATGTCATTGGCGACTGCGATGACCCACCACAGCCTCGCGTCCCTGTAGAAACGGTGCGCAAGCAGGTCCATCCTATCCGGCCCCATGACCCTGTGGATGAGGTCATCGCGCTGGGTCGGAATGCCCGGGATGTCCAGCACCTCCCAAAACTCCACTCCGTCGACCGTGGTCAACTTGCCGAATCGGAGCCGGCTACCCCTTTGCACCTGGACTGTCACAGGCTACCTCCCCGCTCCGCCGGGCACGCCAGCATGGCCGCCGACTCTCGCCCGCGTGACCGCTGCGCTCGCCTCTCGAATCGCCTGGCGTCGTGCCTCCACCGAACCTGAAGCGGGGGCCACTCCAAGCGCGTCAATGGCACGCTTTAGCTCCGTCATGTGAGCAACAAATAGCGCTCTGTACCCGCCTCCTGAGATCCCTGCGCCTCCCCTGTACCAGTCCGGGTAGTGGATGGCCCGGAGCACCTCATTGCTGCCTAGCTGCGCCAGCCGGCGCCGCATGGCTTCCTCATCTTGTGGCCTAGCGAGCCCAGCGACAGCCTCCGAACGGGCCGACGCGAGCGCGGTCTGCGCTTCCGTGATCGTTCGCAGTCGCCCGATGATCCCCTCTACTGCCGTCTCCGCCGCCAGCATGGAGATTTCCGCCTGCGCGATGACCGAGACGAAGAGTTCCGTCATGATCTCCGAGATGCTGTCGGCCATAGTGGTGAAGGCTCCAACCATGTCGGCAGAGAACTCGTCCATATTCTCCACGACCGCAGCGAAGCCCTCCGCGAAGCCCGTGACGATCGCCCGGACGGTCGCGTCGTGGAGGACCGTCTGCATAACCTCCGAGATCCGCAGAGCCGCCTCTGTCATGATCGCTTCGGCCTGCGCCATGTCCTCGCCGATAACGGTGTGGATTGAATTACCGAATACCTCGTCGCCTGTTAGGCCGATCGATCGGAGTAGCCGACTCCCTGCCTCGGCCAAACGCTCGAAAAACTGCCCTGCGGACTCCAGGTCGTCGCCGACAGCCTCGCGGATGCCTGCAAAAATTCCACGGAAGAACGCTATGATATTGCCCCACGCCGTCTCAATGCGAGCCGGTATACCAACAATGTTTTCCCACACCTCTTCGGCGCCCTCTAGGAACGTATCCCATCCCGAAGATAGCCGTTCCCATATCCCGCTCAGGCCCTCCCGGAAAACCTCCCACCTGCCACTAATCCACGCAATAGCATCACCGATAGCGGTCCGGATGCGCTGCCCCAAAGTAGTAGCGATCCCAGCGATAGCTGAGAAGATCGTCTGCCAGTCCTCGATAACCTGGTTCACGCGCCCAGTAACGCGATCCCACATACGATCAAGCCATGATCTGAAGTTATCCCATTGAGTCCGGAGCCACCCGATCATGCGCCCCCACGCCGTAGTGAAAAAACTCCTGACCGTTACCAGTGAAGTTCTAAACCACTCGGTGAAGTCATCCCACTTATCCTTCACCGAGTTGACAACGAACTGCCAGATCTCAGCAATCGCTGGTCCGAGACTTATGAAGTACTCGATGATAAGGATGATAACGCCACCTATTATCACCCCGAGAGCTATAGGCAAGAGAACAAAAGCCGCGAGGAAGCCAACGATCAGGGCTGCGCCTAGAATTAGGCCAACAACACCCAAGGCCAGAACAGACCCCCCTAGTACCTCTTCCCAGTGCTCTGAGAACCAGTCACCGATCAGGCTCCCGAGTTCGACTAGGGCGGGCCTAAAGACCCCCCACAGTGCCGCACCCATGCCCCTAACCGTGCTGAAAACCTCGCCCCAGTCGATGCTGTTCCACCAGTCGTTCACACGGTTGTAGATGACATCTCGAATCTGCGTCATCTTCTCTTCGAGCCAGGGCCGCAGAGCCTCGAAGAGGTGGTTGAACCCGTCCCGGAAGCCGTTCCAGATGGTGTCCCAATCAATGTTACCGATCTGGTCAGCGATGCGACGGATGGCCCCCATGACACCAGTGGCCTCTTCGCCTTCCCCAGTCGTCGCGAAGAGAGTGCTGAAATCGAGTTCAGCGAAAGTGTTTGCAACCGCGACTACCCACCCCTCGATGTTTTTGAGCAAGTCGCCAAGCTCCGTAGCCCACCGATCAGCTACACGGTCGATCGCAGGCCCGAGCGACTCGAACAGGTTGAAGTCCTCCTCACCGACCTCCTCTGCTATCGTGTCGAGTTCCGCCATTACCTCCGTAGCGAACAACGACACACCTACCAAAGCAGTATCGAGCACCCCTCCCCACGAGGTGAAAGCATCCACCAGCGGTCTTAGCTGCTGCTGAAGCTCGTCCGCCGCTATAGCCGACCCCCGCATACCCGCAGGCAAAAGCGCCAACGCTCCTAGAACCTGAGTGTCCGAGAGCACACCCATCACACCTCGGAGGGGTCCTTCCGACCTGGCCATCCGCTGCATCGTGTCGCCAACAGCGTCAAGACTCTCTCGGGTGTTCTGGAGCAACTGCCCGACAGACCCCCTCCCGCCTCGGCGCATCCGAACTTGGAAGGCCCCTCGCATCCGATCCATGACCTCACTCATCGACCGCCCTGTGCGGTGGGTCATCTCTCCGAGTGCCCCAAGATCCTCCCTAGCCCCACGGACAGCCTGCATGGCCGTGCGGGTTTCGTCGTCCATACCACGCCAGAAGTTGATCATCGACGCCGTTTGGTCGACGCCGAAGGTTTCCTGGAGACGAGCACGCATAAACTCCAGCGTCCCTCCCACGTCCCCTTCCGCGTCACGCACCTGTTGAACGATCCCGCCCATGGCCTCCATGAACTGACCAGGCCCCTGCGTCATCGCCTCGAACGCCTGGTCTACGCTGCCACTAACGATCGAAATCTCCGTCACAAGGCCAGGTAGCTCTGCCCCTACACCTGAGAACATGTTCCGGAACGTCTCGCGGCTCTCAGTCAACTGCTGGGCGAGTGCCGCCGAAGTGCTTCGTGCGAGGTCCGAGTCCTCACCGAACATGAACATCCCACGCGCCGCCGCTGCCGTGTCCGACGCAAACTGCTGTAGCTGCTCTGGCGTGTCACCAAGAGCCCTACGCCGACGCAGGAGCGCCATGACCTGGGGAAGCTCGTTCAGAGCCCCTGCGACGTCGCCTGTCTCCTGCCCCATGTCGACGATGCTGGACGTAAGCTGGCCGATCTGCTCGTCCGCCATCCCGAGTTCGCGTCGCATGCCGAGGCCAGCGTTACGAAGGAGGTCCGCATTCACCCCGAAGCCTGCCGAGAACCGAGCCACGTCACGAGCGCTTTCGAGGCCCATAGCCGCTAGCTCACTCGCCGCCTCTGTCGCCCCACGGACAGCGCGGGCCGCCTCGTCTGCACCGATATTCAACCCCATCGCCATGCCGGTCGAGCGCCCGACGAACCGATTGAGTTCCGCACCGACGTAGCCCATGTTCGCGCCGACCTGCCGGGCCGTCACGCTCAGGGCGAGTGCCTCATCTTCGAGGCTGTGGCTGAGATTGACCCCTTCGGTAGCAATACGATGGATCGCATCCCCTGCGCGCCGAGGGAGCCCAGTGACAGCATCGACCATACCTCCAGCCGACTCAGCCGCCTGACCGAAGCCCGAAATGACCGGCCCGAGGGCAAGCCCAACCCACCCCATGGCTCCGGTGATCTTCCCGGCACCGCCGAGGACCGAGTTTGCCATCCGACCAAAGCCAGTTCCACCGAGCGCTGCCTCACTCGCCATACCGGCTACTGCGTTCCCGAGACCCCCAACCTCTTCCTCCGCCTTCTCTCCTGCCCCACCAAGGTCGAGAGCGTCGGCAAGGCCACTCGCAGCCTTCTCAGCGTCCGACTCGGCGCCACCAAGGTCGATGGCGTCCGATAGGTCTATGCCCTCGGTAGCTCCGGCTTGAAGGTCTTCGAGTTGGCTTTGAAGGGAGTCGGCGATCCCTTCGGCAGGGGAGAGTCCTTCGGCGGCCGTGGCTTGGAAACTCTTGACCGAGTCGTCCAGTTGCTTGAACTGGTTGTTGACGCCGGACAGGGCTGCATCGAGCCCGGCATCCTTGGCGCCGAACGAAAATCCAAGGCCTAAGAAGTTCAAACCCATGTGCATCCCTTTCTGTTTTGCGATACACTGGGCTCATGACTACAGAGACCTGGAAGCCCGTTCCTGAGTTGCCTGACACCTACGAGGTCTCCGATCGAGGGCGTGTGCGCCGCCTCACCTCGGTCACTCGAACCAAAGCAGGGCGACTCTTGAAACTCACCCACTCCAGGGACGGGTACCACCAAGTAGGGTTGTCGCGACCAGGCACCAATCCCATAGGACGCCGCGTTCATCGACTCGTTTGGGAAGCCTTCGAGGGGCCTATCCCAACAGGATACGTAATCAACCACATCAACGGGATCAAGGACGACAACCACCTGGAAAACCTGGAGGCCATCACCTGTCGGGAAAACACCCTCCACGCTTTCCAGACCCTCGGACGCACCAGGCCGGGAGAAAAGCTCTGCGCCGAAGACGTCGTCAGTATCCGAAAACACCGGGCCGAAGGAGAGCACCTGACGACGCTGGCAAAAGAGCACGGTGTTACACCCACCTGCATCTCGTCCGTATGCACAGGGAAGACATGGAAACACGCTGGAGGGCCGATCACCCCTTCTCAGACCTACCACCAGACCAGGAACGACGTTCTGAGGCGCATCGGAGACGACGCCGTTCAACACGTCATCCAACGACACAGAAACGGTGAGAGCAGCNNNNTGGCCGAGGAGTTCCAAGTGTCGGACGTAACCATCCTGAACTGGGTTCGCGGTAAGTTCCGCAACCACGAGTAGCACTGCCCAGTTCAAGCCCACTGCGCCCTCCTACCTGCGACGGGACCGCGACTTCGCCCGTTGCATCGCTGCCTGGTGGTCCTGCTGCCGCCTCCGCTCCAAGTTGCTCTTTTCGAGCATGAGGCGGTGGCGCCGGGTCACCGGCATACCCATGATCGACTCGTAGGAGAGACCTGTCCAGCACTCCATCAGAAAGAAGATTTCCTTCTCTAAGGCTTCCGCCGACCCCCAGGGAAGAAAAAATTTGCCGCGCTCAGGTCCAGATCTTTCTCCCACTCGTGTCCACACGACGGGCACTCCAACTCCAACGCCGTGTCTACGCCTCCCTCCACCTCCTGGAACTGGTCTCGGAGGAAGTTCCGATCTCGCATCCCCAGGGACTTTACCATCTTGAGGGTGGGCTTTTCATCCCCCAGCATCTCCAGCCTCATGAGGAGCGACTGCGACAGCGCGTCGGACTTGTGCTTCTGCCGCTTCACGAGCTTCGCGAGGGCCGCCTCGTCGTGCCCTGTCGAGACGCGGAACCTGGCCGGCGTGCCCGAGGGAAGCGTGACGTCGAAGATACGCTTGGTCGGGTCCTTCATGGGCCGCGAGGTGAGGTCTTCGGCGAGGTCCACCATGAAGAGCGTCGTGGTCTTGCACTCGGGACACTTCTCCCGGACCGGCAGTTCGTCGCCGAGCGTCACACGACGGATGGCGAAGACGAGGAAAACTCGATCCCCTACCGTGAGGTTCTGCACCATGCCGGAGATGAGTCCCTTGTCCGTCTCGGTTCCGATACGCACCACACACCCAGCGAGCAGGTTCGAGATCTTCAGAGCCGAGGGCACTTGCTGAGAGGCCAGCATGTCCTCCTCGTTACCCGTGATCTCCTGGACCTGCACTTCGGTGTGGAGTTCCTGCGTTCGAGGATCGAGGTAGCCACAAGGCAACTCGAAGATGCCGTTCGAGCCCTTCGCGGTCTCCATCTGGTTCACGGTGTGGATGCGCTCGATCGCACCACCTACCGGAGCTTGCGGGGGCTCGTCGTCGAGTTCGTCTTGGAGATGCTCTTCGCCGCTCATGCTCTCGTCCTCCCTACGATGCTCCGGGCCTCCGACTCGTACATCCGGATAAGGCCCTTCAGGGTCTCTGTCACCGTCATCCCGTTCCTATCCGTGATCGCCTTGAAGGAGGCGTACACGTCGCGCCCTACCCAGACGTTGACCTTCACGTCCGAGCCGCCGTCCTGGTAGAGGCCGAGGTCATCGAACTGGTCAGCGTCCCCCACGAACTTCGCCATCAGAAAGCGCACCAGCGCCGACACGCTACGGAACCCGTAGTCGGTGGCCAGCCCGTTCTGGAGTTTCGCGTGGAGTTCCTGGCTTACGAAAAAGTTGATCGGCCTCGTGTGCTCCCCTGACGCGGGCTGGGGAACCTTCAGGCTGATCTCCCGGGCCAACTCACACGTCCGGCAAAGGAGCGTCCCGTTGCTCACGACCTCCCGCCCTCCAGACTCCTTCGGAACGATCATCCCCACCTTCAGGCGCTCGGTCGAGCCGCAGTTGGAGCAGTGACCTCCGCAGGCATCATGCACCCGCGTGGCCCACGCCTCCTCCCTGTCAGCCGCCGTCGCCTTCAGGATCTCCGCTCTATCGTCCATCATGCACTCCTTTTACTGCATATTTGATGTAAAGCCAATCGCATCAAACTCTCAGCGCAAGGCCCTCGGCCCCTACCGCTTCTTCGCCTTCTTCTTCTTCAGTGTCTCGACGGGCTCGTAGGGCGGTACAGGGACAGCGGGACGGAGCGGGCCTCCGAGCGGCCTCTCGTAGCCTCCCACGCCGCCCGAGGTGGTCTGCTCGCGCTGCTCCCGGTTCTTGCGAAGTAGCTTCTCAGTGTCCAGGTCTTCCCAGTCGTTGCCCATGGTCTACTCCGCCCTCGGCGTTCGCACCGCATCCGCAATCGCAACGCCCATGGCAACGGCAGCGGTAGTCACGTCGCTACCGAGCGATAGTTCATCCCAGGACTCCACGGCAATCTCCAACTCCTGAAGCGAGATGCCGCCGTCTGTAGCATCGAAGTCCCCTGCGGCCTTGTAGCGGGCCGGTACGCACCCGTAGAGCACCCACGCCTTGGCTGGGACACGAGGAGCGAACTCGAAGGGACCGAGCGGGGCACCTACCCCAGAAGACGCGATAGAGCTTGCTATGGCGGCTGCTCCACCGATAGCAGCCCCAGACAGTAAGGACGAGGCGCCCCCGGCGGTAAGGGCCGTAGAGGTGCCTTGTAGCGCCAGCACGCCAGCAGCCGCTACCGATGAGACGGCCGCCCCCGCCGGAAGAGGGCTCCTGGACATGAAGTGAACCAAGAGCAGGTCACGACGGGGGGTAGCTCCACCCACCGCCAGCGCGTGAATGGCCCCTCGGCCGCCCGTGTTCCCAGCGAGGGCCGCCAGCACCCACTTGTAGAAGTCCCCGTCGTACCACTTCGAGGCGCGCATGAGGGTCATGTTGGAGACGTCGCCACCCTTGACCACCTTGCGCTTGAAGAACCAGTTTGCCTCGGTGATGTCCTGTATCTCGACGTTGATCTCAGGTGCCGTGATCGCAGAAAAACCGAGCAGGGGCGTGAAGAGAGGATACGAAAGGGGCTCGATCGGCGCGATGTCCATAAGCCAGAACGGGTAGTTCTGCAAATAGTCGGTCAGGTTCGATCGCGTCATCTGTCAACTCTTAGGTAAGCCCCTACGCAGAAAAGGCCGCAGCCCCGCCGAAGCGGCACCACGGCCTCTCTACTAGCCGGTGTGGATGACCAGGTTGTAGTACTCGAACGCCAGATCGAGTTCCATGATGGAGAGTTCGGACGCCGTGGCGTCGAGATCACCAGCCACCTTGTGACGGGACGGGAAGGCGTTGAAGATCACGTAAGTACGCGCCGCCTCAGGTTCGATCGGGATCGCCGTCAAGTTCCCTGCCACATCCCCGGTGAGTGCCTCCTCCCGGTGATAGTGCTTGATCCGGATGTCCTGCCGGTACTCCCCTGCGCCCTCGATGACGATCTTCATCCACTGCCAGAAGGCGGAGTCGGTGATCGCCACGCCACGGGACATCGAGATGTCCGCAAACGTGGTGTTGCCCGGCTGCTTCCTGGTGTAGATGTACGTGCCTTCCTTGTACTCGACCGCTTCCGCAGTGGCCTCGGGAACCGAGCACATGGAGAAGCCGGCCTCCGGGGGACCGAAGCTCGCGTCCGGCCGGGACCCGTCGACAACCTCGACGTGAAACCGCATCGAGTGGAGAAAGTCTTCTGCAACTGGCCGCGCCATGTGACAGCCTCCCTTACCTCAAACCTACAGTACGATCCCCCTGTTGGTCCAGTCGAGTTTTCACGACCTACCGGCAGGGAGTACCACGGTCGTCCTCACCTATCAGGTGATGACGCCAGCCGCGTCGCGCCACGCAGCCCCGTCGGACCAGTTGAGCGCGTTGTCCGACGTGTTCCAGATGGCCGCGAAGATCGGCCACGCCGTCGCCGCCGGCCGCGATGCGTCCGAGAACTCCGGGTTCGGCTCGGTGCCGACCTGCGCATCGTCGCCGTCCTCCTCCGTGAAGGCGAGGACGATCGTGCCAGCCTGGATCAGCGACTTCAGGGGTTGCTCCTGGTCGAGTTCCGACCTGGACTTGGAGACCGTGACAGCCTCGCCAACCGCGAGTTGCTTGTAGAGCAGGCTGATGAAGATTTCCTCGGTGCCTGCGTTCGTGAAAGTTACCAGCATCGGATTCCTCCCTCGTACTCCTAGCTATCCAGCGTCTTCTGCTGGAAGCGGAACCGGACGAACTCGGCGGGCTTGTTCGGCGCGATCCCTACGTCGATGATCACCTGACCCGCGTCGATCGAGGCGGCGTCGTTGTTCGACTCGTCCACGGTGACGAAGAATGCCTGCGAAGGCGTGGTACCCGCGAAGAGCCCATCGTTGAAGAGATTGGTGAGGAAGCCCTGAATCTGGGCCTTGACCCTCGCCCACAGTCCCGGACCGTTGTTCTCGAAGACGATCCAGTGCGTGGCGTTGTAGACCGACTTCTCCACGAACATGAAGAGCCGCCGGGCGTTGATGTACCTCCACTCCGACTGGAGAGAGATCGTCCTGGCACCCCACACGGCGAGGCCGGTCTGCGGGCCGGACACCAGCGGGTTGATCCGCGCCGGGTACACGACATCGCGCTCGCCCTGGCTGATCGAGTCGATCTCCAGCCCGACGAGGAAACTCAGAGCGCCGTCCACGGTGCCAGCCGGGACCTTGCCCACGTTGCGAGTCGAATCCGTCCTCGCGTAGATGCCCGCGAGGTGACCGAGGGGCGGGAAGACGACCGGGCGGTTGTCCGCGAGCGGATCGGCGACCTTGACCCACGGCCAGTACATGGCCGCGAACTTCGAGTACTGCCCGACGTCGATCCGCAGGAAGTCCACCGCCTCTTGCGCCGAGGAGCCCTGCGGGACCATGAGGAGAGCGAAGCGGTCGCCGCCCGAAGGCAGCACCTCGCGGCTGTCCACGTAGTCGATCAGGTCTTTCGTGATCTGCACGTCCCCGGCGAAGTCCGGGATGCAGACCTGCATCAGTTCCTCGATCTTGTTCAGAGCGTAGAGACCCTGGAAGTTTGGTTCCAGGATGATCGACGTGAACTGGCTCCGGCCGTAGTTCGTGGCATCGAACGTGCCGTCCGTTCCGCCAGCGAACCCGTCAAGGTGGCTGTCCTCTTCGGAGGTCGTCCGGAACACCGCCGACACAAGTTGGTACTGTGCGATCGGATTCGAGAGCAGAACATCGATCACACCCGTGGCGTAGGTGATGGTGTTGTTGCCCGCACCGTCCACATCGCCGATGAGGTTTCCTGCACCGTCATCTGTGATTCTCCGGGCCGTACTCGTGTCGTCCGTCCAGTCCAACTGGAAGGAGCGGGGCACGACCGGGACGTCCAGGAGCACGGTGCCGATGTACCTGTTGCTGATGAGGTTGTCGCCGCCTGCGACGACCTGACTCCGCGCTTCACCGTCGAGTTGCGTCGGCCCCTCGCCGTTGAGCGCGGGCTCCACGACGTCGATGAGGTCGGACAGGTCGTTGAGCACGTCGGGGAAGTACTGCGCCGACGTGGCATCGGTGAAGGTAATCTCCTCGTAGGTCTCCACGATGTCGTAGAGGCCAGTCGAGGAGTTGAGGAGACGGATGTTGACGTTGTAGCGGGTGTACGTGTCCGTCAGGACGTCGTAGTAGTCATCGTTGCCGATGCACTCCACGAGCATGTCGTTGGCCCACGTCCCGACCGACACCGGGCTAACATCCCACGCCTGGACATCGTAGTTGCAGAGGATCGGGCAACCATCCCCGGGCTCGTAGCCGGCGTCTGCGGTGAAGGCATAGGCCCCCGCCGTCACGCCGACGTAATCGACCGAACCGGCCGCCGTGAGGATCGCCCCGGTGTCCAGGATGGTCCCGCTGCCGTCATCGGAGATTGACCGCACGACCGTCTCGGGCGTGAAGTCGAGGGTGATCGGGTTCCCGTCGTCACCCACGATGGGCCGGTCCGCCCCGACGAACGTCATGGTGAGGAAGCCTGTCACGAGGTCCAGGTATGCAGTCGATCCAGCCCCCGTCGCACCCGTCGCACGCATCGTCGTACCTACCTGCAACAGGGTCAGGGTCACCGCCCCACTGACCTGATTCAACCAGTTGAGCGTGATCGTGCCCTGCGGTGAAATGCTCGGCAGTGCGGAGTCCACCCCGTCAGTCGGCATGGACGTGACGACAAGGCCCTCGTAGTGCGACGACGGGACCGCATCGTCCGGGTGGCCGATCGTATCCTGTATGAGAGGAGTGATGCCGTCTCGATCGAACAGGGGCTCTGCCACGACGGGGACGTCATCCGAGCGCCACCGGAAGGTGATCCCGGCCACGCCGGGCTCCGCCACGAGGTCGGTGATGAGCGCGGTCGGGGTGAGCACCAGTTCGGTGACCGCCGCCGTAACGCCATCGCCGATGTTGCACTGGAAATCTCTCCGAGCACTCGTGACCTGGCCCTTGTCGTAGGCCGAGGGAGCGGACTGATCCGTTCCGGCTTCGACAGCATCGCCGGGCATGACCCGAACGACGTAGGCCCTCCGACCACCGTTCGAGAAGTACGCGGCCATGGAGAGGCCGGTCCTCGAATAGGCGATCAACTCGCCAAAGACACGTGTGAACTGCGCGAACGACGTGACCAGAGTCGCCTCATCCGTGGGGCCTCTCTGAGTCGCACCGACGATACCCATGTTCGACGTGGAGACCGGCTGCACGACCTGAACGGCGCTCGGAACCTCCTCGATGAACACGCCTGGCGACAGAATTTCAGCCATGGCCTAGTTCCTCCTCTGTTGGCGACCGTTGCGCCTCGAAGTTTTCTTGATCGTGATCGTCATCAACCCGCCTCCTCGATCGCCTCCAGGATCTCCACCTTAGTCCAGCTAGACGGAACTTCCAAGCCCATGGCTTCGGAGTGATCCATCAGTTGGGGTTTGCTCCACTTCAGGGAAGGTACTTCCGGCTCCTCGGAGACCAAAGGCTTCGGGGCGGGTGCCGGCTCGGGCGCGAGAACGACCTTCGGGGGCTTTTCCTTGAGCCGAATGAGCAGTCCCCGGCGCACCATCGCGTGGAGGCTAGCCGACCCGTCCTGTTCCGGCGAGACGATCATCGTCTGCTTCGGTCCGACGACCGACGACGCCCCGTCTTTGAGAGAGACGGTGACCAGGCCACGAGTTTTATTGAAATAGCTAGCCATATTCCACCATCCTTTACAGCACTTCAGTCCTAAGCGTCAATGCCGTAGCCGCGCGCTGTACCACAGGATCAGACAGATCGAGTTCTGCTTCCACCCGTAGTGTCACGGCGAATCCTAGCACACGCTCGGTGACTTCGGGAACCTCATCTAAATGAGAAACTGCTTCCATGAAGGCCGAGTATTTGCGCTTGTCCCCGAGACTGTCCTCCAGGATGACCTGGCAGTAGGGCGCGTACCGTCGCAGAACGTAGTCCAGAACCGCGTTCACCTGGTTACGAGGCGAGCCTGCCGCCCCAGTGAATCCTGTAGGGACACCCTTCTTCGGGAGCGGTCCCTTGCCGCGATGCCTCGCGAAGATCTGGATCGAGTAGGTGATGTCGAAGGGTACCCCGGTGTCCTTGGTCTCGTAGCGATCGAACCCGTGGACTGTGGTCTCTCCGAACGTACCTGGATCGAATGTGACCGAGACCGGCCTCGCTGTCTGGGCCGGAGCTTTCCACGACTTCTGTCCCGGGTGCCAGCGGTTCATGGCCGGTGAGATGTCGTCCCGGCGAACGACGATCACGGGCTGACGGTACCTGGCGTAGATGTCCTCGGGGTGCGAGAACGTGACCGGGATGCCAGGGAGGCCCGGTGCAGGCTCGACAGGGAAGGTCGCGCTCGGGAGGATGTAGTAGTTCGAGTGCGGCCCCTTGCCGGTGCTCACCTCGTGGACCTCGGCACCCAGAGTTTCCACGACCCCTGCATCGAAGTTCCGAAGCCCGACGATTCCGGACGGAGCCGTACCAGCCTCACGCGATTCAACGTCCCCTACCGCGATCTGTGGGTCGTGCGTCATTCTTGCGCTGCCTCTACCATGAAGTCCGTGAACCCGAAGTCTACGGCCGCGATGAGCCACCTCCCCATCGCCTGGTAGCTGACTTCCCCTTCAGGGAACGCGGGAAGAATGCCTTCCCCTCCGAGGTACTCCACAGTGTTGAATACGGCGTCCATCGCCACCGGACCCTCAACCCCCACCTCTCCGAGGCGAGCTACCGTGATGTCCAGGTAGCCCTCAAACGCCGCCTGGACCAACCCCTCGCGCCTGCGCCCCTCGCGCGCTCGCCTACGAGCAGCCGGCCTCATGGTCGCGCCAATCGTAGGCCAAGCCTCTTCTGGAACGGCACGTAGCGCTTGGCTTCCGCCACCGTCGCGAAGCCAGCGGTACGTCGCGGCCATCGCTCCCAAGACTTGAAGGATAGGTCGGTCATCGCCCTTGTAAACTCTCGTTTTCTGGCGATCATACCAGTTCCACCCCGCAGAGCCAACTTGGTGATCGCCTTGCGCCAGTGAGGCTTTGCTGGGGCTCCCCCAAGACCGAACTCCAGCCTCAGAGACTCAAACGCCGTGTCTGGGATTGCCAAGGTCTCACGAGCCTGCGGTTCCAGCCCGATACCAGCCGCCTTGATACCCTCCTCGATCATCTGGCGCTTCCACTTCACCTTGTCCCGCTTCCGTAGCAAACGGACCCGCACCACCTCCCTCGGGCTCACACGTCTGGTGATGACGTCGGCTGTCTTGGGGTCAGGGGCGTAAGGAAGAGTTTCCGTCGTCCACGGGCTGTACTGTTCGAGGAGCACTGTCTCCTTTGGGATGGACCTCATGAGGCCAGTCTTCGCCGCCACGTAAACAACCGTCGTGTCGCTCTCGGACTTAGACACTGCGCGGCCCATCGGAATGGACCGGATGACGTAGCCGTCCACTGAATCAGGGAGCCCTCGTATCTGCTGCATCTTCAGAGAGCGCCGAAGCTGCTTCCTGTCCGAAGGTAGAAGGCCGATAACGTCGTCGTAGACCCCCGCCACGGCTAGGAATAGGAACTGCCTTCTGACCGCGATGGCGCGTCTCTGCCACTCCGCGACCAGCGCACGAACTTCGCTGAAATTGGTGTCGAACTCGATCTTCAACGCTTCTCCTCGTCAGCCCACTCGGCTTCCGTCTCGACCATGGTCTGAACGAGAGTTTTCTTCGGCTTCCCGAAGAACTGCTGTTGGGATACGCGACCCATGTGGTGGTCTATGATGTCAGCTACGGCCTCCCCGTTGAGCTTCAGACCGATAGGCTCGATCTTCCCGAGCATCTGCACGTGGGCATCGCACATGCCGATGACCCGTGGCTCCTCGCGGACCTTCACCCCCTTGGTCGCTAGAGCCCCGCACACGAAGCAGAACCGCGTGAAGTCCGTAATGGGTCCGGCGTACTCCGGAAACGTGAGCGAGGCGAATGGGGAGCCGCAGGGCCTCACCACGGTACACTTCGGTTCCGGAAGCCCCTGCTCTCGACCTTCCCAGTACCGAGAGCAGGTCGCACACACGATGGACACGCCGCTCTTCACAGCGAGCCCGATCTTCACCAAGTCCATGTCCTCACCCTTGTCCGTTAGCCGTTGAGGCGTCGCTCAGGCGTAAACTCCGTGCGGCGGAGGATATTGATCGTGAGACCTACGAAATGGCCTGAGTCCTGTACGTGCCCCTCATCGTCCACGTTGATCACGTCGTAGTAGTAGCCTCCGTGGACGCCGTGCTCCGCGTTGACGCCGTGCTCCGCGAAGAATTTGTTGTCCCAGTACTTGATCACGTCCCCTTCGAGAGGAGCCGGCACTCCAGCGTCCTCCAAGGTCTTCCGAGCGACCCAGAGGCTCCCCTGCCAGCGGACCGTCATCCCGTTCTCGGTCATCTGAGGCGTCCCGGCGATGTACTCCACGAACGCCTTGAATTTGAACGGCCCGAGCCACTCACGGTCGATGGGCTCGTCGTAGAGCGGGTCGCGGAGGGTCTCTTCGAGGTTCTGGTGCCAGAGCAGCATGTCTGTGCCGACTGCATCCACGTGCTCCTGCGCGAAGTGGTCATACATGGCTGCATCGCGGCCATCCAACTCGAACGGTCCGCACGTCTGCGGGCCACTCTTCTCCAGTCGAGCAAACTCGCAACTGACGATGCCATCGCACTTCTTCGTGATAGGCACTCCACACCTCCCTGGCTACCCGGAGCAAAATCCCATTGGATAGCCAGCGCCCATGATCTCCTCTTCGAGCTTCTCGATCTCAGTAGTTGCTGCGTCGAGCAGCCGGTCCCAGTTCAAGGTCGTGGACCCCTGCGCGCTCGGGTAGTCGCCGTACTTCCCTCGCACCCACGCGAGGTCTTCCCGGGCCTTTGCCAGGGCGTACCGCTTGATCAGTTCGTGGTCGCGCTCCTCCAGGTCTTCGATCTGCGTGAAGTTGATCTTGGCCAGGATAATGATGCGGCGAGAGTTCGCTGGCGGAGGGGCGATGAAGAGCTTGTCATTGATCTCAGTCCACTCGAACTCGGCGCTCAAAATCCGCTTCGCCGTCTCGATGTACTGGAGAGCCTGGACGTAGCTGGAATAGAGACCGCCCGAACCCCCCGAGGCGAACACGTCATACGGGATCTTCTCTTCGAGCAGTGTGAAGGGCGAAAAGATGAGGGAGAGGTCCAACTTGTTCGTCTCGTAGGCCACGTCGATCACGCGGTCGATCTCCGAGTCGAGTTGGTACTCTACAACGCCAGACTGCGCCTGGATCGGGAAGAGCTTCATGACGCCCTTCTTCCCAGCGAACCACCGAACGGAGTTCTCCACCGCATCCTTGACGTGGTCTTTGCAGAGTTCGATGTCCCAGAAAGGGGCGCCGAGGCGGCGGAGAATCCACTCCCCCAACTCCTCCCGGTTCATCAGTTTGTTTCCAGGCGGACGGGCCATCGGCGTCACCTCTCACTGATCAGGATAGCAGGACGTCGCCACCACCCACAGTATCGAGGAGCAGTTTTCGTCCCTGGCTGTCCCTAACCTCGTCCAGGCCGCACTTCTCACACTTCACGCGCCTGTCCCCGTTCGGCTTGCTTTCGACAAGGGCTTCTGGGCTCCCACACTTTGGGCAGTCCATATCACTCTCCCTCTTCTTCCTCGATTGCACCGAGGATCTGCCGCTTGGTCATCCCGTCCACATCGAGGTCGAGCCCCCTGGCATACTCGACGAGTTCAGACTTGAGCCAGTCCATGTTCGGGGGCTCGGGCTCCTCATCCTCGCCTTCGGGCTCTTCGTCATCGGCCGGAGGAGCCGGAGGAGGAGGCGGTGGCGGTGTCGCCGCTACCTTCTTCGCGACTGGCTTGGGCACGACAGGGGCCTCGTCGAAGACCTCTTCGAGTACGGCCGGGCAGAAGCGGGCGTATTCGTCGCCCTCCACGATCGAGTCG